TATGGTTTCTGAACAAGTTATGTCCGGAGAAGTACCACGTTCCGGGATTTTCATCAGCCCATCTATCCATTCCATCTCTCCCGGACTCCATAATGGCAGTGGCGAATGATTTCCCGAGTTCATCTCTCGTCTTGCCCACCGGAGCTGGTCTTTCACCAAACTCTCTATGTTTTCCATCTTTGCTGCAATATCTGATATTGCTGTCGATTGAACCTGCAGCGACTTCGATATGACATCTAGGGAGATGTCTGTTCTTAATTGTATCGAAACGATATGGTTTCTTAAAGATGATATATCCTTGGAGGTGTGGAGTTCCTCGTTCTCCAACCTCTTCACCAACGATTGCAAATCGCGACTCATCTTCACAAGTTCTGTGAATATTTGCGAGTTCATCTTGTGTATAATTATTCAATGTAAAACAGTATGCTTTTTTGAGAGTAGGCATAAGATATGTAAAATGAAAAGTTTGCTTCTATTTATTGGAGGGGGGAGCAGGGGTAATACTAGACCCTGCTCGCCCCTAAACTTAAAATATTACATTAATTGATAAAGTCAACTATACAGCATCAGCAACAAATGATAAATTATGATACAAAGTTCCTAATACGACTTTTGATGTTATTGTTGACGTGTTTCCAGCTAATATCATCCATATAACTTCTGATATTGAATTGGTATACTCTGTCTGATCAATCTTCTGAATGGACATTCTTCTTTCAATATTAATAACGTCTCCATCATTAATTAAAAAATTCTTTCTAAATATGACTTTTCCAATATTAGTTTGAAAATCTTGAGTTAGCGTAGGATCCCATCCAACGTTAACCGTAGCAGGCACGTTTGTTGCATTCCAATTTTTTGTTGTCCTAATAGCATATACTATACAAGATACAGGATCTTTATCTGTATCAGCTAAATCAGGTGCATTACATAACCTTAATCCATATATTCCACCTCTAACAGTGATGTCAGCATTTGTCATAAACGTTGGAATAGCACCACCATCAGGATTAATTGCACCTCCAGCAGCAGTATAAAAATTACTATTTGCTGGTCTTCTACTTGCAACAATAGTTACAGACATAGTACTAGCTGTACCAGCACCAGCTGGGGTTAAAATGTTACTTGTAGCAGCACCATTAGATCTAAAATGATTTTGTGGAACAGTTGCATTCCATAAAATACGTTTAAATGCACGTCTACTTGTACGTTTTTTTGCAAAACCTAATCCTCCACCATGTGCACTTTGCGATGTCCAATTTGTTGATTTTCTAGTTCTTCTTCTTTTCATTACACGTCGTCTTTTAGTTCTAAATGGTCCAGTGGACGGACGTGATCTCTTACGAGTATGAATTCCTCTCATCTTTCAACCTGTGAATAATTTCAGGGCTTCGTGTGATGAAGACAAATTTATATAATATGTTGATTTTCACTGGTATTTATAGACTCCGCTAGTCACAGACCACTTACCGCCAACGTCTGTGTCACGCTACCAGGTTATGATGTTTAGGAGGCTCCATTCCGATTCACACTTCGTTCGTGAAATACTGTCCCATACGGCTCCATTACATTTTATATTATTTTATTGTGGGTGCGGTTAGTTCCTTTCCTTCCCCTTTTAATCCCCATCCTATCCTTTGTATATAAATATCTTTTTATTTATTAATTGAAATATTACATATATTCAACAGTCATACGCCGCTCAAGAGCAGGCAACTGTTTATGAGCCTCACCGGCAAATGAAAATACATCATAGGGACTGAAATTACTTGTAACAACAAACTTAAAAGCATACAATGGAATCATTCCACCTTTATTTTCAACATAACACTTATAACGGTCAAACCATCTTAACAGATGATTAATATCGATACCACCAGGTCCAAAATCATCGATGATGACTTCTTCTTCTAAATGATACCCATTCCACCACTTCGTACGTGGTTCTTTCACATAGGCATTTGGGTACATTTCATGGGCTCTTCTGGACTTACCAACACCGGGTTCGCCATGGATCCATAAGACATTGATATTGGGCCTATCAATTGCTCGTTGCAGGGCCATATGGTTTCTGAACAAGTTATGTCCGGAGAAGTA